TCATGCCTCGGATAATTCGGTACGGAAATAATGTCAAAGTCTGGGTACAGAATATTTTTTTCATTAGTCGAAGATACCGGAGCAATGGCATTTATTTTCTCGTACAAATCCGTTAGTGATTTTGGCGAGCCAACACACGCAAACGGGATATTATTCGTTCCAAAAACAGATGCATCCGAGAAAATTGTAGTCCTAACATACACCGCATCGAGAGGGACATCAAGTTCTTTCTCTAGCAAGTATCCCGCATCCGCAGCGACATCAGAATCGGTATAGTAATACCCAATAATAGGACTTTTGTTTTTATCGTAGAATACAAGCCCCGTAAACGCCGTAGCGGTATACGGACGCACTATGCACGTTATTTTAAGTTTTGTGAATTGCGATATATTGACGTAGTCACAGCAATCAAAGTTAGTGCTTGACGCCTTGTTGCCGTAATTTGCGTTTGTTTTTTCTGCAATAATCTGCCCTGCCGAAAAAGAGAATTCATCTGTAAAATCAATGTCTGCGCCATCGATAATACCTGTAATCGTTTCGTTAGTCACTCCTAGTTCAGCAGACAACGAATCTATGGCATCTTGCGTAGCACCTCTTTTCCAAGGAATCCAAGTCCCGCTACGATTTACCCTCCAATACAAAATTCCGTTGTACTTATTTGTACTAGATGCTTCAATGAAAATCTGCCCGTAACTTGTTCCATTCTGAACACTGCCAAAAGTAAATACAACACCCCAAGGGTGTCTTACATCATCAGGGGAATCATTCAAATCTCTAGCAACTTGTATTGCGGTGTTTTTCGGCAAGTCGTTAAATGATGTGATAGGCGGGATTGCTCCGCTAGACAAAGAACGATGCGATAAAAGAGAAAATTCGGACATCGTTATATTGTCAGTAACGTGGCTTGCATTCCATGCACCGGCAGGGTGGGCAACCGAGAACCGGTAGATTTTCCCGTTGTATGATACTATATCGTCAATAGCATAATCTTTACTTGCATCAAATGCAGGTGCAACATTCCCCGCAAGCGCATTCTGCGCCGTCACCGCCAGCAAATCGTCCTTGGGCATCTTCGCCGTGCCGCTGGGTCCGTCCACGGGTATCACGTCGCCAGTGCGGAAGGCGGTGATGGCGGTCGCGAGGTTGTGCACCTCGTTCGTGCCGTACTGCCTCGGCGCGTAATCCATAGCCTTGTACCACACTTCATTCGTCGCATCCCACGCCACCGTATCGCCTGCCACCACGGCGAGGCTGCCGTCTGTGAGCGTGCCTGCATCGGTCATCGTGTAGAGTTCGCCGTTCTCCTGGCCGGAGAGGGCGTTCAAGGTAGCGACTGTGGATTCACCCTTCGGGATGTAGCCGGAGCCAGCCTTCTCAGCGATTTCGTCGATTTGCTCCTGGAGCGCATCCGATGCGCCGCCCACGGCTTCCGTGATGGCGGAGGCGATGCTGCCGCTAGTGACGGGGTTCGTGGAGCCTGCGGTGGGGGTGGTGTCGAACTTTAGGGTGGATTCGAGGGTCGTCTTGCGACCGGGGACTTCTTTGTAGAAACTCATGATTTATCTTCATCCTTCGTCATCGACGATTTGGTTTAATGCTTCGACAATGCCACTTACACTCACGAGGGTGGTGGAGTATACGCCATCTACGACCAACTTTCCCGTGCAGCGATAAATCTTTCCATCGATGATGTAGTAGTGCTTTTCGTCGTGGTTGTCGTAAAAATCCTTTCCTTCACGAACGATGGTTTTTGCAGAAACGCCATCGTCAAGTACGTTGTCGAATGCTTTGGAAACTCCTTCGCTCGTCACTGGATTTGTGGAGCCCTTCGTCGGGGTCTTGTCGAAAAGCAGCTCCGATTCAAGAGTGCGTGCAAATCCTGGAACTTTCTTGTAGAAACTCATATTATTCCTCTTTGCTTTTCATTTTGTCGCGAGTTATTAGCCGAAAACCTTTACAATAGCGTTGCTGCCCATCAAGGCCAGGTCGGTGCGGAGCAACGCCTTCTGGACGCTGAATATATCGTTAATATCCTCTCTCTCGGACGAGTGCAACATTTTCAACTTCCCGTCGATTACGGACCCGTCGGACTTGATATAGAGGCAGTCGTTGGTGTATTCGCAGTACGTATAGCCGGACGTGTTCCATATACTCTCGATGACGGACGACAACGCATACGTGGTCGCGAAAATCGGGAAGTACGCGTTGGCGTCGTATGACGCGGAATACGGCTCCTTCGGTATGTTCGAGCCGATATTGCCCTTGTAGACGCTTGGCTGGTCGCCATTGAGGAACGTGTGCGGTGAATTGTTGGCCCAGTACGGCATCTTGATAGTCCCCGTAGACGGGAATCTACAGTTTGCGATGACGAGCCGCTCAATTTCCACGTCGTACACGTCCACGTTCTCGTTCAGCGATTCCGTGAACACCAGGTCGCCATTCAGCACGGAACACGTGAACTCGGCATTGATTTTCCACGCGCTGTCGTCGGTGTCATAATACGGGATGACGTGGATGTCGTCGGCGCACTCGCAGTTCCGCATCGTAACGTAATTAAACCACGCCGCATTGAACTGGAGTATGCACCCGTCGAAGTTGACGGGTTTCGAGACGTTCGCCGTGCCACTTGCAGCAATAAACCCGGAACATACGATGCTTCCGTTGAACGTTCCGCCACGCTGCATTAAAGCGGTGTATTCCGCGTCAATGCTGCCGTCGGAGGTGGTTAGGTCGGAGTCGAATGCCTGGATGCTGCCGAACTTCGCCGAGTTCACGATATTTACGGAATGGCAGTTGCGCAGGACCAGTTTTTTCCCGCTGTTGTCCATCGGATAGGTGGATAGGTTGCCGAGGATGTTGTCGAACTCCATGTCCACCTCTGTCGCGACCGAGCCGTTTATCGTTCCGTTGGAGATGCGACGGAAGCACGGGTTGACAAACCCGTCAATAGTGCGGCCCTGGAGGTCAACGAAATATTTTCCTTCGGCCTTCGCCCACGCGATCCACACATTCGCATCAAGCGCGTCGGTAATCTGCCAGGAGTCAACCTGGATGCTATGCCCCTGCGACAATAGGCCGAAATCGACGTTGCCGGAATCCATGTTGTAGAACAACTTGTCAGAGAAATTGCACCCGCTAAAGATTGCCTTGAATCCGTAGTGCTGGAACAACTTGCTGCCGACGAACGTGCAGTTCTCGAAGCGCAAATGCCCGTCAAGCGTGAATGTCGGCTGGTAGTACGCATCGTTGCCGATAATTGTAGAATTATGGACCGATACGGAACTAGAGAACGAGTTGCTCGCAAAGTAGTTTGTAGACTCTAGATAAATGACACCGAAGTCGCTCCAAAGATAAAACGCATCCCTGAACCACGAAGAATGCACCTCGACGCTCTTTCTTCGGTGTCCATTCTCTATATAGAAGTTGGCAATGTAGTCAGTATTCCTTCCGTCAACGTCGAACTCGTCAAGGTAGAATACCGCAGCCGTGAACTTGGACTTGCAGGAGAAAATCACCTTCCTTCCGTTCGTGACGGAAAGACTGGCATTATACGCATATACGCCCGGCTCCACGTACAACGTGGTCGGGTACGTGATGACATAGTCGCCGCTCACTCCGAGTGGCGCATCGCAGAATGACCCGAGGTTCGTTTCGTTCGTTCCGGGCTTGATGCCATACACGCTTGACTTGATGCTGTCACCTTCGCACAAGTAGCACCACATACCGCTCGCGTCGTGGCTGTCGGCAATAACGCACCCGCCGTCCTCGCTTGCCGTGCAGTTCGGATTCCACAAGTAATAGCGCGGGAACGTGTCTCCCGGTGTCGTGTAGCAATTGACGCGCACGACTCCAGACGGGTTCTCGATGTCCTTCAAGTCGGCGATGGTTTCCACCTCGGTCGTGCCTGCTTGCGTCGGGTCGAAATCAAAACCCGCCTCGAAGCGGTCGAAATCCTCGAAATCCTCGTCGGGGCTTTCGTCCGCGAGGTGTCCGGGTTCGCCCACGTACTTCTGAACGAGCACATCCACAACGCCAACGTCGAAGAACAAGGTGGTCGGGATGCGGCCCGTCGTGTCGAGCAGGACGGGGTTCTCGCTCGCGACATACTCCGAGCCCTGCAACGTGTAGACTCTCTTCTTTTCGAGGCTGTCGTGGACATACACGAGTACGCGCCCTTGAAGGGGTGCGCCGCTCGCATCAACAATAGAACCGGGGTTGAATCCAATCTTCATCTTACACTCCCATTGCCTTCATGATTTCGGTCGCGCTCTTGACCTTCTGCGCCTCGAGCTGCACCGCCTTCTGCTCCAGGTCCATCTGCGCCTTGTCCGCCTCTGCCGCGCTCTTGACGGCATCGCCGCCCTGGTCGAGCATCGCCTTCTGCGCGTTCTCTTCAAGGCGGAACTCATGCTGCTGACGCGCCTTGAGGAACTCGGCCAGCAAGGACTTGTCGAAGTCCGCGCTCGACTTCTCGTTGGCATCCACCTGCGCCGTGAGCTGCATGATTTCCTTGTCCTTCGCGTCGAGGGCTTCCTTCATCTTGGCGATGGTGTCCTGCATCTGCATTTCCATCTCGGTCGGTTGCGGCATCGCGTTCAGTTCCGCGTAGAGGTTCGCGAGGATGTCGTTGTCGGGGTGGGTGCGCAGGATGGCGTTCACGATGCTGCGCTTCTGCGCAGGGTCGACAACGCCCACGAGGGTCGCGAGTTCCTGACGCGCGACTTGCAGTTCCATGTATTCTTCCGGCCCTTGCGCCACTTCCACGTTCACGTCGGGATGACCGAGCAGCGAAAGCACCGTGTCTCCCAATGCCTTGAAACTTGTGCGGAGGTGCTGGAAGTAGTGGCGCACGTTGTTCTGGAACACCTTGCTCGTGTACATGACCGCCGTCGCCGTCACGTCAGTGGACGTATCCGCGAGGCCCTTGCTATCAACTCCCGTAATGCTCGAGAGCAGGCCGAGCGAACTCTGCACGATGCCCGACACGTCCTGGAACTGGACCAAGTTGTCGAAACGCTGCGGGGGCTTGAGTTCGGTTTTCTTGTCGTTCGCAAGGCGGTTGTACGGGATAATCGGATTGATGCCCGAACCGGCCTTCTTGTAATACTTGTCAAGGCCCTTGAACGATTCGAGGCTTCCTTCCCATTGCGGTTTCGGCGAAAGTGCAAGACGTTCGCCGAGCTGCGTGAACGCCATGTTCACGATGCGCTGGATTTCCTTCGTCTTCGATACGAGCCCCGTGTAGGACTTCTTGTCGCCATCCCACGTGCGCTCGCCCCACACCGGGAACAGCGGGATGCGGTTGATTGGGATGACCTGCTCGGGCGCATCTTCCTTGCCGACCATCTCGCGGTCGTTGATGAATGTCGTCACGTGACATCCGTCGGTATCGAGCCAGTAGTAGGTGATAATCGGCACGAGGTTTGAGCATCCCGCACCGTCGCCCACGATCATCTGCGCATCCTCGCTCGGAACGTACTGCGAGCCCATATGCACGCGCACCCATTCGCGGGAGCGGTAGTCGACGAGCGCGCCTTCCATCGCGTCGCTGCCGTCGAGTTCGACCGCGTCGGGGTCTAGCATCACGCGGTCGATGTCGGAAACGGAGTAGATGACGGGAATCTCGTTGCCGTTCGTGTCGGTATCGGAACCGAGCGCGAGAACGCCGAGCCCAAAGGACACGGAGTCAAGCAGGGCCTCCTGCGTTGCGAATCGGTTGGCATCGTGCGCAAAGAAGTTGTCGATTTCCTCGTCGATGTCTTGTTTGCCGGTGTACCAGGTAAACGGGAACGCGGAGTAGGAGTTCGCGACCGAGTGCGTCTGGTTCGCGATTACGTTGATGGTGATGCGGTTGCGCGACACGTCGATGAACTTGTCGTCATCCTTGCTCCACTGCTTGCCCGAGAGCAGCTCGCGGTCGTTCTTGATGCGTTCGCGGAGCGCAGAAAATGCCGACTTGGAACGCGCGGAAAACTTCTTGAATTTCTGGATGTTGTTCATTATTTAGCCTCCCATGTAGGGCGCACAAGACCCGTTTCGGCGAGCAACTTGTTGCCGCGTTCCAACAGCCACATCTTGAACTTGCGGCCATGCGGGTCATCGTCCGACGTGTATCCGTATTTCATTACGTTCGGGTTGTTCTTGACGATTTCGATATACCTCTTGTCATTATCGGAAAGATTCTCGCCATTGACTGCCTTCTCGACCTTCCTGCGGTTTTCCTCTTTCTCAAAATCCTCGTGTTCCTGGCGCGTGAAATTCTGCACGAACCTCGGGTCAACTTCTTCTCCCGCCATGCTGAATAATCCGGAGGTCGCACCGCCCAGGACTCGCGTCATCACGTCCGCATCGCGTCTGCTGCCGTACTTGTTCACGACATAAGTGCCGAGGGCCTGCTGCGCGATGTCATCGAACTTTTCGCGCGGTGTCAACTTGTTGCCGCGCAAAAGGTTCATCGCGTCCTTCGCATAAGGCCCTTCGAGAACGCGCTGCACGAGGCTCTTCGCTTCGGGAGTTTCCGCGAGATAGTCCACAACATCGCTCATGTTTGCGCCCTTCGACATTTTGGGCATATAGTTCAAGTTGTCAACAATCTGCGAGAACTTCACGAAGTCCTCGGCCTGCTTTCCGGCTGCCTCTCCGATGGAGCGGACACCGCCGACACCGCCGTTCAGGATTTCGGGCGAGAGTTGACCTTCACCGACTCGCGGAAGTTTTGCGTCCTCGGAAGCCTTCGCGAGCGCATCCTTGCCCTGCTGATACGAGGACTTGCCGATGTTGTCGACAAAGTTTCTAATCTTTCCACGAACGCCGCCTTGTGCAGTACCGAGCGCGGTGTTGTACAAGCCACCCATAGCACGAACAATGCCATGATTTACTGCAGCATTCGTCGCCGCGCCCATAAGCACGTCACCCCACGAAAAGTTCCTGCGGTCTGCGTTCGGGTCATCGTCGCCGCGAGTCGTTGCGTCAAAAACCTCCGCAATAGCAGGAGCGGAAGCAATACCGAGTCCGAACTTCGCGGCATTCGCGGCCTTGTTTGCGCCGGAGATAATCTTGCCGAAAGTTGCGCCCGGTATCATGTATGCGGCATTCTCAACAATGTCGCCTGCCGTGTCGGTGAAACTCGGGTCATCACCACGAGCGATGGCTTCGTATCTACGTGGAGTGAAAATCTTTGAAAGCAAGTTCCCGCCCTGCGATATAAATTTTCCGGCATTGCCGAGGTCTACGTCGCCGACGATCGGTAGTCTTGCAACGGCAGAACCTTCGCTCAATACCTTCTCGCGATTCTCGTCAATGTCGCGCATCATCTTCGACACGCTTGCGGCCTTCCATGTATTGTAGATGCTTTCCCAACCGCGCTTGCCGAGTCGTTCGTCCGCGACGATGTCCTCCTTCCATTCCTTCTGCTTCTTCGGGAATAGGTCGATGAACTGTTCCTCTTTTGTCGGGCCGTCCTTGATGTCGTTCAATCCGACAAGAGATGCGGCAACGCTGATGTCTGGAATTATCGCCTTTTCGCCGGCGGCCTTCACTCCTTCGAACTGATTGGGAAATTGCGCAATGATGGAGTCTGCCGCGAGTTCGTCGGTAGGCGCGTAAACCTTCTCCGCAGTTGCGGCAAGACGCGGGTCGAGATAGAGGTCGCCCGCTGTGGCCCTCTCGTTCACGTTCTTGATGATGTCGGAGTATTTAGCCATTACTTCACGTCCTCCACCAACTTCCCGTTCAACATCTTGAAGAAGTTTGTCCACTTTTCTCCGCTGGCCTTCGCGCTGTTGTATTCAAGGTTGCGTTCGGCTTCGGTCATGTTTGCGGTTCTTGCAGCGAAATTCTTGGCATCTTCTTTCGCCTTCGCTTTCGCCTGCCTTCTGCGTTCACCCGCTTCTGCGGTCGAGTTCTTGTACTTGTCGGCAAGTGCGCGGAGTTTTGCCGCCTCGCTCGAATTGTCGCCCATCTTGTCGGCCTTCGCGTAGAGTTCCCGGATGTCCTTGTCGTGGAGGTTATTGTTGCGCACAAGGCCCTCGATGCGCTGCGTGTCCGCAAGCACCGTATCGCCGCCGCCCACGCCCGTGTCGTTGGCTGCGCCCTCGTCAACCTTCTTGAGAAGGTCGTAGTATTCGCGCGGGAGAGCCATGCCGTTCTTCTCGGCTACGTACTTCGCATCGTCGAGCGCGGCCTTCATCTCGCCACGCGTCTTGCGCTGCATCCAGTCGTCCGCCTCGTGCAAGCCCCATTCCAACTTCTTCGCGTTCGCGATAGCGTTGCGGACTGCGGACTCGGCAGCATCCCTGCCGGACGCGTTCATCTGCCTGCGCCCGATTTCGGTGTTGACCGCCTGCTGGTACGGGGCAATATTTCCCGCCTCCATCATCGTCGCGGCAATGTCGATGTCGCCCGAGGCGATGCCGGGGTTCATTCGGTCGAACTCCGCAATCTGCGCCTCGACTTGCGCGAGTTCTGCATTGAGTTGCGCAAGTTCGTTGTTCACGTCACGCGTGGCCTGCATCTGCGCCTGCTGTGCTGCAAGCGCGGCATCCTCGCCGCCGTTTTGCATTGCGGGTGCTCCCGCCCATCTAAATCCAAAGTCGCTCATAATGTCCTCTTACCAGTTCGGGTCATAGTGCCTGCGCGCCCATGCGCCAACGTTGTTGTCGATGTAGCCGTCCTTGTCCGTCGGGCTCGTGTGCGCGAGTTTTCCGTTTCGGTTCATCATGCGCCCGATGCTCGGAGCTTGCAGGAGTTCCGCAGCGGCCATAGATGCCTCGTGCGGATTCCTCCCGCCCTTGTATGTGTACCACTTGCCGCCGCCACGGAACTGCACCTGGATCTTGTTGTTCGGTAGAATCTTCACGCCCGACACGGCAGAAGAACCCGGTGTAGGGTTCTGTCGCACCGTTCCGTCCTCGTTAGGCCACCACGACGCAAGCGCACGTTCTGCAACGTCGCCGCCTTCCATGAGTGCGCGGTTGTGTTCCTCGAGGGTCTGCGAGCGCAGGGCCTCTGGTGCGATGTTGCGGTCTAGCGTGGCGTTGTTCACCCACGTGGGCGAGTTCGCCACGTAGGTAATGGGGTAGATGAACTCACGCGTAAGTCCTGGGTACGTCATCGCCGCACCCTTCAGGCCCTTCTTCGCTGCGGCCTTCTCGATGGCGCGCGAGAAATTACCGCCGCCGAGCATTATGCCCGGAAGCATCTGGAGCGCGACCTTCCCGAGAAGTTCCACTACTTGCGAAAAACTAGCCATTGCCCGTTCCCTTCAGTTCTGCGATGCGCGCCTTGATTTCGTCGCGCCTCTTGACGAGTGCCGCGCGTTCGGCGACCTTGCCCCGGATGCTGTTCGCCGCGTCGCCATAGAGTTTCTTCTGCCGTTCCTCCTCGGAGATACGGCGTTGTCTGTCCTCTTCCGCGATGCGCTTCTGCTCGTTGATGTCTGCGCGGGTGCGCAAGTAACGGCCCGTTTCGCCGATGTCGTTCATCGCGGACTTCCAGCCCGAGCGGATTGCCTCGGGTTCGGGCTTGTCTATATGCGGAACGTTCCACCTAAAGTTGATTGACAAGGGCATCGTGCTATCCTCCGAAGAACGGGGCGACCGCTTTTGCAACCGGCACAAGGCCATCAAGGATTGCGGAGAAGCCGCCCTTGCGGTTCGCGTCGAGGTTCGCCTTCTGACCCATGACATCCGTCGCCATCTGCAAGTCGGCGTTGTTCTGGTTCGCCATGTTGCTCGTGTACTCGCTCAACGCCTGCATCAAGTTGTTGCGGTCGCTGCCGTAGATGCTTGCCATCGTTCCGATGTTCTGCACTCCCGTCTGCGCTTGTTGCAGTTGCTGTTGGCGGTCCTGCATCAAGCGGTCGTATGCGCTGCGCCATTCCTCGCTCGCGAGGGCCTGCTGCTTCGCCGCCACCTTGTCGAGGTAGTTGGACGAGAACCGGGAACCGCCCGCCGCTGCGCTGTTGTTGATTGCGCTCATCGCGGCCTGCACTCGCTGTTCACGTGCGGGGTCGAGGAAGTCATCCACGGTCTTGTCGTAGTCGCCCTGGTGCGCGATGGCATCGGCGAGGGCTGCAACCGCGTCGTTGTACTTGCCCGCACCTTCGGAGAACGTGCCGTTCATCTGGTCGTAGTAATCGCGGATAAGTCCTCGATTCTGTGCGGACGTGGAGTTCGCACGTGCGAGCATCTCGTCGAGGGTACGCTGCGCCGCATCCGTCTGCTTGTTGTTGCCGAACCCGAGAGCGTCGGCGAGGTCGTTGATAAAGTTCGCCATTAGTCCTTCTCCTTGTATGCGCCATCGATTTCCATGTTGTCGATGTAGTTCTCGATGTCTTCCTGGAGTTTCTTCATTTTGTCGCGAATGGCAAAGATGTCCTCCTTGCATTCGCCCTTCTTCTTTTCGTCCTTTACGTTCTTTACGTTCTTCATAACTTTTCCTCGATGCCGTAGATGGTGATGTCCACGAACGCGTTTTGCGGCAGCACGATGTTCGTCTGCTTCGGCTTGACTAGGATGTTACCGCTCGCCGTATCGTTAGCCCATCGCGCTATGCCGTAGCGGTTCGGGATGGTCGGAAACTCCACCGGCCCCGCACTAAAACTCCCGCTCATCGAAAGCACGAACGGAGTCTTAACGATGTGCCACCCGTTGCGGTTGTACTCGTACCAGGTGCCAGTGAGGGCTCCAACCACGTCCGTAATCTTTGATGTCTCGTTGATGATCGCGGAGCGCATTAGATCATCGCCTCCGTAGCGGTCGCACGAATTTCGCACGAACTGATTACAAGGTCAACTGGTGCGGAGAAACTCACGCGCACGACGCACTTGCGGTTCATCCCCAGATTGCGCCACCTTACGCGGTGCGAATACTGGCCAGTATGTCCGAGCCCTGCGGCCTTCGCCGTTCCGAACGTGTGGCCACCGTCCTTCGACACCTCGAGCATCATCTGCGGTTCGGTGTCGTAGTCCTCGAACATTCCCACATTGCATTCCACCGCGAGTTCCTCGATGGTGAAGGGCCGGAAGTTGTCGACCACCACGCCCGTCTGCCTTCTGCGTATGACGGGGCGCGTCTCGCCCGTGCGGAAGTCCTCGACGAAGTAGTCGCGCATGAACGTGCATACAAGGCCGTCGCGAGTGAACGCATAGAACTTCTCGCGCCAATACGCGACCGACTCCGCACGCCACCGCACGTCCGTCCCCAGGTCGCCGACGGTTGACCGCTGATGCCACCCGCCATCGAGCGCATCGTAGACCCATGTCTCGTTGCATCCCGGCAGCTGCATCACGAAGAAGTTGTGCTCGCCTTCGGAATAGCAGAACCCGTATGCCTGCCCCTCGGGATTTTCAAGCAGCTTGTCGTCGAGCCATTGCTCGGAAATCTTCTTGAACGATGTGCCGGTCGCCATCATCACGCACTTGCCGTACTGCGCGCCCGACGCGACAAAGTACACGACCGAGCCCGAGGAGGCCACCGAGAACGGGGCCTCAAGCCCGAACGAGTTTTGCGCGGTGTATGACGTGCGCACCCAATCCTCATATTCGCCCGTGCCGCGCTGCCAGATTTCTACCGTCTTGGGGCCGAACACGTACAAGGTAGGGCCGACCGCGTAGAGGCCGTTGATGTTGTCGCTTGACGATTCGGTGTTGAAGTATTGCTGCACGTGGTAGTCATCCTCGAACACGTGCGCGAACGCGTCCAAGTCCTCGGTGAGTACGGTCACGCCGTCGGGTGCATAGACGGGCTTGCCGTCCTGCATCTGGAACATCGTGCGCGTATTGCTTGCGAGCGGGTATGCCTTCGAGTAGTAGCAATAGCCACTCCCCGCATCGTTTACCACGATCGAGCCGCCCACGACCGCCACGTGCGTCGGACGGATAGTCCCGCCGCTCTCGGTGATGCGTTCGGGAAGTTGCACAGGCTTGAGCGCGCCGCCTTCGAGCAGGTCGTATGCCTGGAGGTTCACGCCGTCCGCGATGAGCAGGAGAGCGCGAGGGCCGCCCGTCTCGGCGAAACTGATGCGACCGCTGGGGGCTACCGTTCCGAGGGCCTGCAAAGTCCCCGCAGTCGTGACGCGGTAGAAGGTCGTGCCGAACACGGCGAACATATCCTCGGGCGAGGATTCCGAACGCAGGCCGATAGTGCTCACGTATGAGCCACGGCACACCGCGCTCGTCGAGGTCATCGCAAACTTCTTCAAGCCCGGCACGCTCTCCATGTACTCGTTCTTGCCGTTGCGCGAGTAGTAGATGTTGTTGCTCCACGCGCTGCCCTGGACCGCCGCGAACTTCGCGCGGTCGGTTGCGCCCACGAGCATATTTGTAACTTTCGCCGCCATTACAAGCCCACCCCGCCGAGGCCGTTGTAGTAGTCATCCATGTACGAGCCTGCAATCTGTCCGAGGTTCGTGAGCGGCCTATTGACCGCCGCGTTCTTGTCGATGGCATCCTTCGCCGCTAGCAAGTCCTCCGCGACGGATTCCTTGTAGGCGAACAGCTTGTACCTCTTCACCATCCGCGCCTCGAGCGCGTAGAGGATGAGGTTCTTGTAGAGTGGAGACAAGTAAATCGTATCGCCTGCGGAGTAGTGCGGCAGCTTCTGCGCGGAGAACACCTTGAACTCCGCACCCGCCGTGCCGTTCATCTTGATTTCACCCACCATGCGCGTCGAGTTGTCCGGGGCCTTGTCCGCATACACGTTGTACGCATAGCCCTGCGGGAGCGAACCCGAAGCGAGCGAGGACACGTCCTCGACGCTGATGGGCTGGAGCTGCATCCATCGGATGCCCACGTGACGCGCCACGCCCATGATGTTGTCGGGCGGTTCGATAGGCACGACGTTTCCTGCCGTGATTTCGCCTGCAATGGGCGTGAAGAACTTGATGCTCCCCGCAGCGGTCACCACATCCTCGCGAATGTTTGACGCGATGTAGTTGTCGCTGTTGAGGTCTGCGATGGCGGTGTTGAGAAGTTCTGCGCAAGAGTCGAGCAGCGCGCCATCGGCGTGTTCGTCATCCGCAATCATCGAGAGGTCGCGGCAAGCGGAGTCTACAATTTCATTTACGGTCATGCCTTCATTTTGTCGCGAAGAAAAACCACAAAAGCCCGCCGGAATTATCCGGCGAGCATAACCCAAAGGAGGCTTGAGTTTAGCGAGGCTTACGAGACCAGCGTGTAGGTCGTGACGGATTCGCGGTGGTCGAAGATCTTGGCGCAGAACGGAAGGTCGATGCGCAAGAGTTTCACGCCGTTCTTGCCGTCGCCGAACTCCATGATCTTGAGCGTGATGTTGCCATCGGTGCCCACGTCCTTGACTTCGGAACCCGGCAGGCTGTTGAAGCGGTACTGGTCGAAGGAGAGGCAGGACTCGGTGCGAACCTGGCCAACGACGTACTGCTTGGAGGCGGTGAGCATCGGGGTGAGGGTGAGCGTGACGGTCGTGCCGGAAGCGGCAGCGCTGATGGAAGCGGAAGGGAGCACGGCGTTCGCGTTGTTGTAGCCCGTACCAGGAGCGGCAATGCGCAGTTCGGGGATGACGAGCACGGAAGTGCCGCCGCGGTTCTCCATGTGCGGAATCACGACGTAGTCCTGCTCGGTCTCGATACCGGCAGCGGTGCGAACCTTGAGGCCGCTCAACTTGTACGGCATACCCGCGAGGAGCTTGCCCGAGGTGGCAGGAGTGATGGCGCTGATGGCGGTCACGCCGAGCACGTTGTTGTTGGCATCCTTGACGATCGTGCCCGAAATGGTCGGGGCCGCGTCCATGTTGGTCGTGTCGATGACCGGCACGTTGGCGAGTTCAATCTGTTCTGCGCCACCGTACTTGCCGAGGTAGGCATCCTCGTAAATCTTCGTCATCTTCTCGTTCGGGATGAACTTGGCGAGGCCGCCTTCCGCGATGTCGCCCATGATGGTCGGGCTCTGGAAGGAGAGCTTCTTGCCAGCCACGCCGAGTTCGTTCAGGGCCTTCGCGGACTTGGTGAGCAGCTTGAAGTCTGCTGCGGTCACGACGATAGCCTGGGCAGAGGCGAACATGTTTTCGTCCATGACGGCCTTCTGCGTGGAGATGGCGAGGTTCTTGGCGCGCGGTGCGCCGATTTCTTCCATGAACTTTTCGCCGTCCTCGGTGTTCACGAACTCATCCCAGAGGTCGAGTTCCACGGAGGAGTTCTTGTTGTTCATGTAGGCGTTGATTTCGGGTTCGTTCACCGAGTCGGGGTTGGCGACGATGCCGTCGTGAACGGTGCCGGGGTCGGCGAGATAGCCGGTGACCTTCATGCCGTACTTCTTGCCCTTCAGTTCGGCCTGCGGGAACTGCGACTTTGCGCCCTTGATGTAGTTCATCTCGTCGCCCACGAGGGCGGCAATGAGCTTCAATTTCTTGCTGTTGGCAAATGCCATGAGATTATCCTCCGCGCACAATACGTGCGCAAATGGTGTAGGTGTTCGGTTAATCGTCCGCGCACCTACGGACAATGTCATGGGTGCTTCAAGTGGTCGTGTTTACCGTCTCGGCCAAAGACAAAGGGGTCGTGCGCCGACTCTGCGAACGGGGTTTCGCGATTCCCCGTTGCACTCATATTGTCGCGAGAAGGCGCACCCCCTTAAAATTTTTTACTTGAAGCGACGGACAAAGGCTCGCATCTCGTCCGGGTCGGAGTAGATGTCGGGCTTCACGCCACCTCCCGCCTGCTTGCCTGGCTTGCCGATGTGCGGCATCGTGGGCTTCGTCGGCGCGGCAGGGTTGGCAGGTGCTGCGGGTGCATCGTCCATGCGTTCGTCAATGCGACGAATCGCATAGTACACGTCGAGCTGCGACACACGGCGCGAACCGTCGCCGAACACGTCGCGGAATGTCTGTTGGTCGTTCAGCACCTTCTCCATGACGCGAGGGCCGTGCGGGTGATTCATGAAGAAGTCGGCAGCGGCAGGGCATTCGTCGAGAATCTGCCCGAGTCCGCGCTGCGAGCAATACTGCACCTTCGCCAGGAACTCCTGCTCGCGCTTCTCGTCGTTGAATGCCGCGTGTACGTTATCCAACCATATGCGCTGCTGGGCGAACGCCTCGTCGTCGGCTTCCTTCTGCTTGCGCTTGGCTTCCTCGTCCGCGTCGGCCTTCTTCTTCGCTTCCGCGTCACGTTCTTCGAGAATCTTGTCCACCCTGCGCTGCGTGAGGTAGTCGATGTAATCGTCATCGTTCTCGAAGTCCTTGCGGGTCTTTGGCGCGTTGTTCGGGTCGGTCTTTTTCTCGATCTCGGCAAATTTCGCCTTTAGTTCGGCGATTTCCTTGTCGCGCGCGGCAAGTTCGTCGGCGTGCTTCTTGTTGTTCTTGTCGAGCTGCCTGCGGAACGAATACTCGGCGCGCTTCATCGGGTCGTCGGGGATTTCCTTCTTCGGCTTCGGTTCGGGCTCGCCCTTGTCCTCGGGCTTGTCCTCGGGCTTGTCCTCGGTCGGTTCGGCAGGCTGTTCGGGTTCTTCCGGTTTGTCTTCGGGTTTTTCTTCCGGGGTTTCGGTCGGCTGTTCCACCTGGGTTTCTTCCGGCTTCGGCTCGGTCGGTTTCGTTTCTTCTGGTTTCTCCGCCGCAAGTTCGGCGAGAGCCTTGTCTAATCTGGACATCGTGTCCTCCTTCGGTTTAGGTTTTCAAAATTTCTTTGCCGTCAATATCGCGACACGTTGCAAAAGCGAACTCAACGCTGGGTTGCTTGCCAATCCGATCGTTGTCTAGTGCGCTCATCAACTTTGTCGGGCGCAGGCGTTGACGGTTCGCACGGTTGCGCCGCACCACCTTGAACCGCGCGATGGCGACCCCGAGCAGATAGTTGATGAGCGCGTGCGGGTTCTCGGTCTTGGCATCCGTGTCTATCTTGTCGAGCAGCATCAAGACCACCTCCATTTGCACGTCGTCATCGCGGCATACTTCCTCGAGGTACGCATCCGCGCTACGCAGGTTGATGGCGACGGCGAGACGCACGATGGCGAACAAAACCGAGCCGATCATGTCGTCGAGTTCTCGGGTGATGCGACGAGCCCTGCGCAGGCGCACGCACATCGCGAACACGTCCTCGTTCTCGAATGCCGGGAACTTATGCCTCATCCATTATCCTCTCGATCTCGTCCACGTCCATGTCGTTACCTGCAGTCTTGATTACCGGGTCGTCGATGTTGGAGAGTTCCACGCACGAAAGCGCGGCAGCGTCCAGGATGTCGGTTGACATCTTGAGCAACACGCGCAGGTCATCCTTCGGGGTCACGAGCAGACGGCCCTGCCTATCCTTGCGCCACGAGAGCGCGCACGCCTGCCGTTTCAGTTCGGGCGTGAGGTCGAACCCGTCAACGCATAGACCGCGCTTCACTTGCGCGGCAAAGTTGAACATCATCTCGGCGCGTATGTTCGCGAACTTCTCGCGGTTGTCCTCGCTCGGATGGCGCGAGAACGGAATCTGCTCGCAGGGCATCTCGTACTTGAGGATGTTATACTCGTAGTCGCTGAACGCCATGTCCATGTTCAGCTTGCCGATTTTGTGCTTGTGGTTGAAGTTGACGATACGGCGCACGGTCTCCTCGTGGTCGATGCCGTTCAGCTTCCACATATCGAGCACGGTGTTGCCCTTGCGCGCAAAGAATGCGGTCGCGTCACGTTCCACGCCCTCGCCGCAGTCGAGCCCCGCCACGATCGTCTCGTCAAGCGTGGTCGCGGCAACGAGCGGGAACTCGTCAAGACGGATGAGCGATGTCGCGCCGTTGCCCACAAGGATTTCGCCATCCAGCTCTTGACGTCGCATTTCGTCGGTAGTGATGCCCGATAGAATGAGCGCATACTGTTCTTCGGTGATGAACGTGTTGTCGCGCGTCGTGGCCTTGATGATTTCCCAATCGCAGTCGCTCGATGCCATGAGCACGTTCCAGCCGGAATCGACGCGCGGCGTGGTCGCCCCGATGATGCGTGGCTTGTCAACCTCCGGCCCACGCATACACGGCCCCCAGACGGAGAGTATCGGCAGCGGCGCAAGGAACATCTCGTCGAGCAAAAGCAGGCTGATGTTCGTGTAGCCACGCGAGGCGTCCACCGACTCGTATGTGCCGAAGTAGACGAAGTGCCCGTTGTAGCGCATCTGCATCGGGGCCTCGCGCCACTCGATGAACGAGTAGATGCCCCAGTCTGTCGCCATGCGCTTGATTTCGGCATAGAGCGTGTCGTGCAGCGTGTCATAACGCTGACCGCCCACCATCACGTTCTTGCCCTGCAAGAGGGTAAGCAGGGTTATCGCAGCGAGCACGAAGGACTTACCCGCGCCACGTCCGCACAAGAGTAGCGACTTGTTCGCGGTGGAGTCCATCAACTTGCGCTGGTGGGGTAGGAGTTTCAGCGTGACATCCACGCTACACCTTCTCGATGTGGACGTTCAAGTTGTTGTCGAGTTTTCCGGCGAGTTCGATCTTCTGCTTCGCCTCGTCGGATTGGTCGTGGGTTGAGCCGATGAACTTGGCGGCACGTTCCGCGAGCTGCATCTTCTGGTTCGCGATTTCCGGGTCGGGCTCGTTCAGGGCATCGTCGAAAAGTTTGGCGAGGCGGTCTCCTTTTGCTGCAGCGCGAGCGCAGTCATCAAGAATGGCCCTGCGGATGGCCTTGATTGTTCCGCCCTTCGATCCTGCGATTTTCGCGGCAACATCGCCAGCCTCAAATCGGAAAGCCTTGTCGCCGAAGTTCGAACGGCTAGGCGAACGGCTAGGTTTTTCAGCAACCGCCGCGCATTTTTCGCGCAAAATCGGCTTTTTTGCCGTCCTTGTGACATTTTTTGTCTTTTTGGCAGGGATAACGGTCATGCGCGCCTCCTTACCACCTCGCAGAGGATGGCGTACAAAAGGCGTGGCACGTTGGTGCAGTTGGGCTCGATTCCGTAAGTCCGGGCGATGTAGTCGGCAGGGGAGGACGCGGGAGGAATCGGGGAAACGTCCTTTTCGGGCGTTTCCGTGCGTTCTGCGGCCTTTTCTTCTTCGGGTGGTGTAGTTGACTGGGCATGGGAGAATAAAGCCTCCTGCGCGCGTCTGCGTTGATTCCTTGCCATTTGGGTTCGCCCTCGCTACTTTGCGAACCCCCTTCACGTGCATAAATTTATGCAAATATGCGCATAAATGCAACAATTAAATAAATTGTAAAGAAAGTTTTACAATAAAACTGTTGCTAAACGTGTGTAAAGTGTGTATATTTGAAATGTAAACAAACAACAAGCGAGGTCACAAATGAAAATGGAAAACTGCAAAAAGTTCAACGATGCTTTCATCAAGGCGTTTAACGAGGCTATGAAAACCGATGCGGGGCAGAGCATTGCAAAAGACCTCGCCATGTTCGCCTTCTGCAACGGCAAGACCAGCAAGAAGGCTATCAAGGAACTCAAGGATGGATTCGTCGAGGCTTGCTTCTACGGAATGCTCAAAGAAAGCAAGGAGGCGATGGGCTTGTTTGCTGAATGCGTCAGAAAGGATTTGATAGCGGAATCCTAACGACCCAGGCGCACGGGCAACGCCGCAAACCCGTAAACCTTTAAACCCAAACAAAGGAGGCCAATATGCGTAAACTGCAACGACTCAAGCATCTGCTGTGGCACGTGTGCCACTTCCACTCCCCGACCTGCACCACCGTCACGGAGTCCGTTGTGGCATCCAGCAGGGAGGAGGCCCTAACGCGCGTCTTCGGGTACGTCCCGCCGGCATACATGCCGATGTGCGTGTGGAGCGAACCCATAAGGAGGGCCGTATGAACAAGAAATCCAGGGGCAGGCCGTTCGAGCGCATCAACCTGATGCTCGACCGCCGTCAGCTCGAGAAGGCGATGGCGGTCGCCATCGAGGGAGGGGAGCCGGTCGCGGAGGTTGGGAACAAGTCGGGCTTCGTTCGGTGGCTGCTGAATGCCTACATCAAGGTCAACAAGGGGGTCAAATGAAGAAACTCTACACGAAAACGCAGAAATGGCTAGAGAATCCCGATTTTCCCGAGTGGAAGGTTCACCGCATCGCGTTCGGCTGGATGCTCATGCAGTACGGCGACCTCGTCACGGTGAAGGCTGGAGGGGAGGAAATCACCCTTAAACTCGAACACGTAGAAGGCGGCAGGCCGATGTGGTACGAGTCCGCACCGATTGATCGCGAACTTGCCGAGGGGCTTGCCGGGTTCAAACTGATGGGCGATAATTGGCGGCTCTGCATCGACGGAGGCGGTGAGCCGAGGGTGAACGCCTATGCCAAGCGGTCGCCCCTGGGTGGATTCCCCGTCCAGCCAGACAAGGTGCGCATCGTCAAGTAACCGCCCCGCATTTGCACGGAGAGCCCCTTCCGGGGGCTCTTTTGTGTTTGGAAGGGTAAGTATGCGCATAAAATTTTTTGAACGCGTGGGGGCATCTTTTCCTCTAGGAAAAGACAAGTTTAAATATTTAATAAAAATTAAATAAAATGATGTTATGTAATGGAATGTAATGTAATGGGATGTAATGGTATGGAATGGTATGTTTTAATTAAAACATAACACTACATAACATAAGAGGTGGCACGTAGGTCAAGCAAGGTGGTACCTAGGTTATACCTAGGTTATACCTAGGTTATCTTTTTTATGTAAACCAAATGCGTATGTAAAGCAATATTTTACAAAATAATGTTGCTTTTGGGTCAAAATTATTGTATAATTGGGGTATAGCATCGTTGCCGATAATGCGGAATATTTAAACCACTAATTACGCGTCGGCAGCCATGCTCCATACAAGGAGCTTTATGGCCGGTTTTAGATTCAAGATAGAAGAAAAGTCCTTGCTCGTCAACGTGGCGCGTGCCGCATTGGCTGATTTCGAGGCGAAGGCAAAGAACGCCAAGTCGGAACTCGACCAGGCTGGATTCGCGCACTCGGCAGAAACGATGCGCTCCGTCTGCGAAAAACTCGAACGCAACGGCGAGGAATAATGAAAGTCCAATTGGACACGACCGCCCTGCGCCGCGAACTGCACAAGGTCATCGACGATGACAAGACCTGCGCACAATGGGTGCGCGAGTTCGAGTACACGCTCGGATGCTGGGGAACGAACGAGAACCCGCACCCGTTCGCGATGAGCCTCATCGTCGAGGCTGAAGGCTACCGCGCATCGCAGTCCATCAAGAAGATGAAGGCCGCAGTCATCAAGGAGTTGGGTGCGGACGCATCAAGCGAGGATGTGAACAAGCGACTCGTCGAGAAGTACGGCGAGGAACGAGTAAAGACTATATGCGACACTATTCGTCGCGCAAAGAACGCGAAGAACTTGTCGGCAGATGGCGACCACCGCGAGGGCTCGCAGAACGTGCCCGACGGCAGCGATGCCGCCAATTTGGAAACCTGTTCATCTGCCGACACCGAGACTCTCGACGGCATGACCGATAAGGACAAGCGAACCGTGGACGGGATGGCAACTAGCAAGCCATCCCGCACCACACCGCCGCAGAACTCCTACGGCGAGTTCGGCAACGTCAAGATGACGACCGCCGAGTTCGAGAAGCTCGTGCAGGCAGAGGGCGCAGAACGGGCGAACGCGCTCATCGAGGAATTATCCTCGTACCTGGCGAGCAGCGGGAAAAGGTACAAGAGCCACTACGCGACGCTCTTGAATTGGGGCAGGCGCAAGGATACCGATGCGAGTAAAGGCAAAAAGTCGTTCAAGCAGATTGAGCGAGATGAGCGCACGAATTTCTTTAAAGACGACTCCGTCGTCAAGAAGATGATGGCCAAAAAAATGGGAGATGTGGGATAATGGAACTTCAAGAAACAGTCGACAAGCTTGTAAAGGCGATGCGCGTCGAAATCATCTCGTTCCTCGTAAAAGAGGACACCTTCAAGTACAAGGGTGACAAGATGAACGATGAGGATTTCGAGATGTTCGTCGACTACGTCTACAAGATGGACGTGCCGACAAGGAACTTGAGACGACTGTTTGCTGATGCTCACGAGATGCACGACAAAAAGGGCATGATGCCTCACTGCGTAACAATCGGAGACCTTGAATGGTGCGTAAAAAAATATGGCGAAAACTATATCAACGACTGCGGGAAGTACCCATGGATGCCGGAGTTCAAGGACAATGACCTCAAGAGCCTTCAATCCTTTATCGCGCTTGACGCTCTTTACAGAAAGGAAAAGCGCGCTATACCTCCGACAAAGAAAGATCCGATAAAAATCCCGAACATACTGATGGAGGCCCCTAAATGGTTAGTATAAGGGCCATAAACCGCAGGCGCACTGTCGCGCTCTACTGCACACTCGTCGACAAGTACGGCAAGTTCTGCGACGTGAGCCGAACCTACAAGAGCGAGGGCAAGCGCACGCTCGCCGACGAGAAGGCATACGACATCTTCATGAACTACGTCGAGACTGCGGTCGAGAGGTTCTGCGGTGACTTCTACCGCTTCGGGTCTAACCCGGACGCGCTTCCGCACCCGCTCCGCATCGCTATCTGCGTCAAGCAGGGTATGACAAATGTTGTTGAGGATGCTTTGAAGAAAATCGGAAAAACGCACTATCTGCCGAAGGTCATCTCGATGATGCACGACTTCGGCATGATCGAGGACGAACAATGAGGTTTATATGACCGAACACGTCTACAAGTCGAAGAAGACCGCATCGCAGTTCATCGCGCGTGGTGAGCCGAATAGGGCTTACCTGGTTGTAGAAGGCGAGGCCGCGACGGTTGGCAAGGTCATGAAGGAAGTCGAGCGCATCCGGGTCTCGGGAGCGGATTTCGCCACGACGGACTGGACCGCGAGAATGCTCGCAAACACTTTTTAACAAGAGAGGAAAAAAATGAACAACAACGAACTCAACTTCAAGCGCGAACGCGCGAACGACGGCATCCACGATACGGTCACGTTCAACGAGTACAGGCCGCACGGCTCGTGGCTCGAATGGTACAGGCGCAAGGACAACCTGCGCGACACGCTCCTCGCACTCGCCATCTTCATCGTCTACGTGACGGGCTGCACGCTTTCCTACTACTGGGGGTGACATGATACCGGACGACGAAGAATACGGACCCGCCGACCCCGTAGCGCTCGCCATCGTTGCGGCCTGCGTGTTCGTGCTGACGGTGGGAGTGGCCCTCCTTTTCAGCGGGGTGTTCGGATGATGACGAAGCACGACCTGGACATACTTAACCGCTGCCACGACGAGGCGCTGAAGGAGATGGCCTCCGCCAGCGCGGCCATCGCGGAGAGCATCTGCGACAAGAAGTGGCCGGCACAGGAAGAGATAAACAGGTACAGGGTCGCGAAGCTCGGGGTACAGTCCACCGCACGCGACCTGGAATACTGCATCACCCTCGAACTGAGGGAACTGCTCGAGACTTAAAAACCGGAGAACCAAATGGAAAACAACAACAACACCGCCGTGGCGGAAATCCACGAGAACCCCGACTTCATGATGGGGCTCAACGAACTCAAGGCGCGCGCCGGCATGGTCTCCGACATCAAGCGCCAGATCATGCAGAAGGACGTGCACTACGGTGTCGTGCCAGGATGCGGCACGAAGCCGACGCTCCTGAAGAACGGAGCCGAGCTGCTCTGCATGGCCTTCAAGCTGGCGCCCGACGCCAAGGTGGAAATCGCCGACCTCGGCAACGGACACCGCGAATACACCGTCACCACGACGCTCACGAGCATCGTGACCGGCGTGCCGGTGGCCACCGGACTCGGTTCCTGCTCTACGATGGAGAGCAAGTACCGCTACCGCGGAACGGAGCTCGTGAACACCGGGAAGCCCGTACCGTCCGCATACTGGGCGGACAAGGACCCCTCCAAGCTCGGAGGCCGCGGATTCGTGGCCAAGAAGGACGAGAACGGGAGGTGGATGGTCTTCCAGAAGGGCGAGAA